GCGCAACAATTGTCGGGAAGAAATTCAATACCTTCAGAGGGTGATAACCGTTGAGGCACACCAAGGCGTTCAATAATTCCTTTTACAAAGCCAGAAGAACGATACAAGCTCTTTGCTATCTCAGCAATAGAATAACCCCGCAGATAGTCTGTTACAACTTCTTGAAGCTCTCGTTCGGTTGCAGCTTTTCCACGATTTTGAGATTTACGCTTCGCTGTAAACTCTTTACGGTCGCTATAGTCCTCCAGAACTTTGGTCAGACGTGTCGTATTGTATGCGATATTCAGTATTTCGCACGCCTCTTTCTTCGTTATAGCTTTTGTCGACGAGTCTGTCGGATTCAAAAGAGAAATCACTCGCTCTAGGTTCGCGTCGGTTAGGTTCTCGTAGCTCTTTTTCTTTACTCTCGCCATTTTCTAATTCAATCTCCAACTTAAACATTAAACAACATATAGCGTGTGCTAAATGTGACAACCCGCTCTCAGGGTCTAATTCTTCCTTATCAATATGTGCAAAAATATGTCGAAGAGCGCCCGAACTATACCTAGCTTGTAGGTTATCTAGCTTTCTCCAATTTTCTTCATCATATTTCTGTGCTCCAAATGTTAATACTTTTGCTACTTCTAGTGTAGCTTTTGGAGGCAGTAAGTGCATTTTTGGCTTTTCACCATCATACTTAATTCCTTGCACTAATTTGTTTCCTTGCTTCTTTGAGTGAAACTATCTTGCCATAAAGAGGCCCAGCTAGTCGTGAGGCTATAGCCATCAAATACTTTGCCCGAACGTTTCGGTCTTTTTCTGAATCACAGAAAACTTGGTATTCTATTTGATGCGCTTCAAGTTCCATTATATAACGAAACGCTGGGTCTGTCAAGTATTTTTTCCACCAATCCTCTACATTTTCGCCCTGTTGTTCTTGATGAACGCACTCGTGCGCGACTAGCTCATTCGGTATATGCCTGCCGGAAGGATTGTAGATAGTATCTCCATATGCGAAAAGCTCTGTGCCTTTTAGAGGAAACACTTCTTTTATATCATCTATATTCGGAGGAAAATCCTCAACTATCTCCATTGTTTTCCTTTTCCAGCGCCTCAGTTAATACTGCTATAAACCCCGCTTGGGCTAAAAGGTGAATAGCTCTTTGGTCTAACTCTAGTGTAACGATAGCCCCACCATCTTCGCAGTCTTTTACATCCACAACTTCAATCTTAAAGTCAGCATCAGATTTCATAGCTGCCCTTATAAATTCCATGTTTAGTTAAAATATCACGAACTTGCAAAGCAACCTCCATATGTTCTTTTTGAGTGCCGTTTGACTCTCGTAGCTCTACATAGTGAATCCAGCTACGAATAGTTCCTGACATATACAGACGAGTATCTGTCATACCTTCAGGTAATACTGCTCTGGCTTGCTCTTTCGCAATACCATTATCAATAGCCCACTTATAAGCAGTCTTTGCAGCTTCATAAGTGTTTTCCTGCTTTACTCTCCACTGAGCGTGTAGAGGCCCATCCTCTGCTCGAACACTATTTTGTCGATTATTGGGGTCTTGCATACGAGCTTCTCGATACGTTACTGCTGAGCCAAGGTCGTCTACATTTGCATAGCGTTGGCTGAACTCTTGGAACGAGAAAGAGCGATGTCTTACTATTTGATGTGCAATGTCTCGTGTAGTTTCAATCTCTACACACATACTTGCCATCTCAAAAGGACTCCAGTGCTTATGCTTCTTTAGATAGCTGAGCAACTTAGGAGCTGTTTTCTTGTTTGCTTGATTTTCAGGATTAGATACCCGCGCACAGTATGCTATTACATCAAGCGCATTAGGAGTAATCCACAGTTCTGTTACTTTAGTCATGTTTTCTTATCCATAATTCAATAGTTGATACTCGTATATCTTCATACGAGTTAGTATCCAAACAGTAGACTACTATTGTATCATTGTTTGGGTTCTGCTTTAGTTTTGTATTCTGTAAAGTGCAAAGTTTCTCTATGATACGCCCAGAGTTAACGCTCTTGAACTGTATAGTAACTTCTGCTTCACTTAAAGCATCGAGTAAATTTTTTGTACTATCTAGCATTTTATCTCATTAAACTATGCACTCACAAATTACACGGGTTCCGTATTGTCTACAAAATTTTATTTCTTTTCCATAACACTTAACATGCTCAGGAGTCATGTAATCCCACTTATTAACTTTACCAGTGTAGGTACTACAGCCGAAGCAACCACATACAATCAATAAAATAAGTATTATTCCTCTCATCGTGTTATCCTTTCTTGATAATCGGCTTCTTCTTCATTCCACCAGTGCGGCTTTTCTCTGTATTTCCAGGAAGCAAAGGTAGCTTTGTCCTTGTGATAGAATTTACGATACGCATCTACTGCATCTGAGCCTTTAAGCTCTTCTGGCATAGCTTGCGCAAAAGGAGTAAGTCCACCCCTTGGTAGGGAGGATTCTGGGAGTTTAAGAATGACGTCATGCACTGATTTATGCTCTTTTCCGTAACGGTATCTATACTCGTCGTTGAGGGCGAGGGCGTAACAGAAAAGCCATTCATAATTTTCCAACGATACCCTAGCCCATATGGTACAAGGGTGATTATACATAGTAGGCAGATAAGGAAAAGCTCTATCTGGTCTTGTTTTAGCTTCTTTGATGACTGCCCACTCTTCTGAGGTGAGTTTTCGGGGGATGTGTCCAAGGTATTTCTCTATCCAGTGATTTGTGCAGAGCATCTGAGCTGCTTCAAGTGGCATCTTTACTATGTGCTTGTCAACATGATACTCTGCACATAGGTCTACGTTTTCGTCAAGTATAAAAATATTCATACGAGTATTATACTCGCATGAGCACTAAATGTCAAGAAACATTTTCCAGTCTGGACATCAATCTTTCCGCTCGATTTGTTACCTGTCGATACCAACGTGAGTCTCGGCCTTCTTTTGCTGCTTCTTTCCAATCTTCTACCTTTAACGCTGCATTCATTTTCTTAAATTTCGATAAACGAGGACGACCCATATTAAACATCATGTTTACTAGAATCTCTTGAACTTCACCAGGAAAATCGTCAAAGTAATCTTCTCCATAAAGAACAGCGCACTCTCGAACAGCAGTGTCACAGTCTATTGTGAACGCAATTTGAACTCGCTCAAATGGTATTACTGTTCCTACAGGCATACCGTATTCTGGGTCGTTTTCGGTTATAAGATGTCCAATACCAAAAGTTGGGTAGCCTAGATGGTCTAAGTAAATCTCATACTTAATCCCTTCATCAATTTTTAATGTATCAAACAACCTTTCTCTATTCATTTCATTCCTCTTCGCTTGCTCTGACGAGAGCATTGTGTATATCCATATAACCAGCTTCCATAGCTGCCACATACATTCCTTCATCAAATCCGAAAACATTATACAATGCCCATCTATAGGAACCTTTGTGTTGTAGTTCCGCTTTGTGCATAAGTGCTGTTACCGCAAGAAATGCCATCTCTCTAGTCTCAGGGCTGGCATCTTCCCACCAAGCAGTCGGAGACTCTCCATACCAATCCCAGCGTCCCCCAAGAATTGGGGATGCTTTTTGTTCTTCTTCAGTCAGTGTTTTGCACTGACAGATACTACAGCCACAGCAATTGCAGGTGTGCTTAAAAAGGCGCTCTTCTATTTGTTCTTCTAATTCTTTACTCATCAATCTCTCCCAGGTTCTGCGTTTCATTCTACGTCAAATATGCCGAGAGCAAAGTTTTCCGCACAATCTTCTGCATAGCTCTCTGAGTGCCCATAAAGCACTCTTTTCTCTTTTACTACTCCGTCTAGTAATAAATCTACATAGAAGCCATGGGGGTCTTTTCTGACATGAGCTTCTCTTGTTCCGTCGTCGCTAAAATAAGCTGAAAGCACTTCGTGCATTATTTCTCCCTTGCAATTCCTTTTGCTTTTTCATATGAGCGCATGCCGCCCAATCCTAACATACCGAGTAGAACTGGCATCATTGTTTCTAATTCAATGAGAGGCACTACTACTGGACTTTCCATAAGTGCTAGAACAAAATTAGTCATAGGCACTATAATAAAGTTAGATAACATACCTAGGCCGCATATCCA